TTACCACTCGGTTCTGTTAGTAATACGTCATAAAACAATATACTTGGAGTGAAAGTTGCGGTATCTGTATCTGATAAAGAAATATCAATAATTCCACCTGATCTATTAGTATAAGCAACTGTCCAATCTGCATATTTTGTGGAGCGAGACTCGTCATAGACTTGTGCAGCCACAGTATATCCAGTTAAATCTATAGCTGACCCAGACGAATCTTTAAATGTAAGTCTTATCGGAAAGTCTGCTCTCCTATCAACAGTAAAGTTCTTTTTTCCAGGAATAATTGCCATGTCTTTAGTCTACCTCTGTAAGATTAATTTTGTATTTTTTACCATTAAGATTATTTTTTAAATAAAGATTAGACTCTCCCTCTTGAATTGTCCAACTTCCACAAGTACCATCTATATCATTTCCGTCAGTATTTTCGTTAGATAAGTTAAGGTCATTAGTATAAATGTTTCGCCACTTTAATGTAGTCGAACCTAAATCAAAAGAATTATTTGAAGCTGGAGTAATTGTATTCATTCCCGAAAGTGTTGTAATTGTATTTCCTCTGGAAACAGATGTACCACCTAATGCAAACAAAACTCCTGAAATGTTTGAAGCATTTAAGCCTGTGGCTGATGTTATTAATGTTCCTGTTTCATCAGGTAATGTTATGACTCTATTTGAAGCTACAGCGTTTGGTGCTCTTACACTTATATGATTACTTCCCTGTGAAGTAAGTTCCATGAACCTTACCTCATTTTGATCTTTTAATGTAAGTCCATTTCCATCTATAAATGCTTGAAAAACACCACCAGTAGAAAATCCTATGGTATTAGCAGCGTGTCTAAATAGTCCAGTATCTTCATCTCCGTCAAAACATAGTGCTGGACTTGTAATACTATTAGAGTCATCAAGCTCCAAAACTCCACTCATTATTCCACCAGATTTAGAAAGCAACCCTAAATTCGCTTGGTCTATATTTCCTATTTCTGTAAAAGCATTATTACTACTATTTCTTATTTTTAAAATGTTAGTGGTGGTATTAAGAAAAGGCATACCAGCTACACACTGACTTGTAGCAAGATCAGATGATTTTGAATTACTGGATTGTATTGCTGCAAAAACAGAGTTTAAATCTGTTCTCACATTCGCTCCAGAAGCATTTTCGATTGTATAATTTGTTACATCAGCCATAGTTAATAACTATTTTCCTCCATGTTACCCTCCTTTGCCAAAACCAACAGCACTATAAGTAAAGTTCCTATCAATACTAGCATTACTTGAGTTTTTAAAATGAACTGTAAATCCTGTTCCAGATACATTAGTTAGTTCAAAATAATCTCCTGTTGCCATATTTTGTGGAGAGATAATAACAGCAGGAAGAAAGTTATTTAAGTTACCTAAACCAGAAGTCCCAACAAAAAATCTGTTAGTGAATGTAACATTTTTTGCTCCTGATCCTGATGCTATAACAGAAGATTGTTCTGTTCGAGAAGGCATAAATGCTGAATATCCTGCTTGCTGTAAATTCATATTTTGTGCAGTATCTGTTGTGGTAATAGTAATTCTGAACTGAAACCCTCTACCTTTAAACGTTCCATTAGCAAAATCATTGAAGTCGCTATATGAACTCATATCTGTGGAAGTTCTTACTGCAATTTTAGTGTTGACTTCGTTTGCAACTGTTCCGTCAAAATCTGTCCAAGTATCGATATTCTCGGTTCTATTATCAAATTGATCTCCTACATAGAAACCAACTCCTTGAAAATGCCTTTTCAGTTGTAATGAATAAGTTGCTCCTAAATCTAACGTATCCACGAAATCGTAAGTACCTGTAGCATTTGCTGTAGGGTCTGTAAGTTTTAATCCTCCTAACGATCCATCGTAAACTACATTTGATTTAGTTCCGTTATATGGTGTGCCATCTGTATCCTCTCTGTCAGTTTTTACAGTTATTTCATCAATAAGCTGCACTGTAGATAAACTTGTACTAGCAGCTACAGCACTAAATCTTCCCCCATCGTCTTGAAATTTAAGAAGATAAGTCCCTTCAAGTGCTGCACAGACTACTTCTGTAGCATTACCAGCAACAGCTTCTACAACATCTTGAGCACTTTGAAATGTGGCAGCACCTCCACTCTGATTTGTATGCCTTACATAAACTCGCCCTCCATGTAAAACATCAATAGAAGTTGATTGATTGAATCTCAATCTAATAAATTGTTCATTTATAGGTTCTATTGTTAATCCTGTAACATTTTCAGGTACAGCAGTTTTACCAATTGCAGTAAATGTTGCTTCAGCAGGATCTTTAGATAAAACTAAAGCAGCATTATATGAAAAAACTTGAAATGTATATTCGCCAATGGGAGTATCTAATAAATCAAAATCAGAACTAAAAACTACTTGTGAAACATAATTTCCATCTTCAAATTTATAATTTACTAAATATTGAGTAACTCCTTGTACTGGCTGCCAATCTACAATTAATTTACTTCTGGCAATGTTATTTATAACTACTGTTTGTTCAGTAATTGTAAGGTTACTTGGCGGTGGTGCTGGTTGATTTAAAAGAGATATTGTTCTTGTAGGTAATGCTGTTCCATCTTCAATAAAAGCGTATTTACCCTCTACATAAGTTAAAGCTGAAATTACATAATTTATATCATCTTGTTCTTCTACCTGTATCACTCTAAATAACTGAGTTTGTAGGGTTGTACTAGATATTAAATATGGTGCGTTTACGTTTGGTGCAGATGACAGTGCTGAATCTAAAGATAAAACTGCACCTGATATTCCCGATATAGTCTTAGACTCTACAGTTCCATCCGCAAGAATTACGCTCAATATTGGATTATCTGTTAAAGAAGGTAAAGTAGTTTGAGCTTCAGCATCAATAGTAATAGCAGTAGTTGTTGCAGCTACAACACGACCTCCTCTTCTAGCTCCTGCTCTTACTGGATCGTTTACTTCAATAACAGAACCAGGTCTAACAACTATTCCAGAATCTATTGAAGTTGTAAACGTAACAGTTTCACTTTCATGTTGTTCAGCAAAGAGTATTGCACGACCCAATCTCGCAGCTTGATTACGAGAAGTACACGCAAATGCTTTTACCTGTTTAGTAATTATACCAAATTTACTTATAGCAGTACTATCTTCTACTACTTCAAAATCAACTTCCTTAGAATCCATATTAAAATAACTAACAGATACAACACTATGTCTAGTTTTTAAACTACTACCTGAGTAAGCGAATCCTCCTTCTCCTACATTGGCTAGATTAAACAAATAACTTGCGGTGGTTTCTTTATCTTGAGATAAAATTATTCCTCCAGCAGACCATATTGGCATACATCTCATAACACCAGCTAGATCATTTATTGCTGCAAACGCTTCTTTAGGACTTTGAATATTTACATTGCAACTAAATCTAGCCTCTTCTGCACCTGATCCTGTTCCATCGTCTACTAAGGTATTCGCATATTTACTAGCAGCGACAAAACTAAATAAATCTAAATTACTATCTGTAATGTGATTACCTAACCCATACCTAGTATTTGTAAGCAAATCAAGCAAACACATTGCAGGACAATTTGTATAAGTTGCAGCTTGAAAAGTACCATTAAAAACGTATCCAGTGGGATATTGTATTCTTCCAGTTTGGATATCAACAGTTGGTGTACCAGAATTATTAGCTCCTGCTCCTGGTATTCTTACTTTGATTCCTCTAATACGAAACTTTCTTGTAGGAATACGATTAAATTGTTTACTATCTAATCTGAGGGCAGTATAAGCACTATTGGCATAGGTTGAGTTATTATCTATAACTTCTTGAAAACTTGTAAATTGAAAAGAATTTACTCTGTTTGAACTTGAGCTATCTGCTGTCACACGAATAACTCTTACATCTACAGTTGTAAAACCACTGGTTAATTCAATTCTATGATCTCTAGCATAAGCATCGGCAGTTCTACCAGAAACTTGAGTTTTTCCTGCTGTGCCTCCAACTTTATCTACAAAACCACCAGAATCATGTTGAATTTGTATTTTATATTCAACAGTATCGCCTCTAATATCTCCATCATCTTCTGCAACTTGAATCTGAGGCCAAGTTAAAGTAACGATAACTGCATCAACATCAGTGTTTGAAATTTGTCTAGTTACTGAACCTGTTATGCCTCCACTATCAGTTCCATCAGCATTAACGACAGTAACTCCAACAGCAGTTGGTGATCTGCTTTCGGCAGGAATACCACTCATGGCAGTTTGGTTTGACGTTCCAAACTTAGATTTAAAAGTTACATCTTGAAAATTAAAATCAGTATCCGCAGGACTAGCACTTGTAGCATCAGCAGCAAGTACAGGTGTGTCATCAAGAAACACATCTTTTAGGCTTGCGTTTTGATAAGCAGTAGTTCCTTTAGAAAGTTGTTCTTTCGATGCACTAGCAAATCCTTCTATCTCACCTTCAGATATTAAATCTTGAACAGTAGCAAAACTTCTGCTGTGTAGAGTATCAGGAGCACGATAAGGAGGAGGAGGTGGCTTTGGCCCACCACCAGCACCTCTAATAATCTTTGGTTCGTCTGTCATGCGTCTACCTGATTAGTGTCAATGGCTGCACTAATTACAACACTTCCTGTAATTATTTCACCATAAACTATTGGAACAGGAGTGCCAGCCCTAGAAGTATTCTGAACTCCACTAAAATTAAATGATAATTGTGGATCTTCTTCAGAACTAAATTTTTGTGGTTCTGGCAATGGAAAAAGCATTTCACTCACACCTGTTAACGCTAAACCTATTCCTAAATTCATTGCAAATTTTCCTAAAAGTTTCAACTCTAAACCCGTTCCTCCAAATATCTGTAATGCACCAAATCCTCCTCCAGTCATTATTGCTCCTGTAATTAATAATGCTCCTAATAAAAACTTACCTCCACCTCTACCAGCACCAGCTATAACTGGAACAAAGTGAATATCTTGTTGACCAATAGGATAATCTAACTCATCTTTATCAACATCATCATCGCCTACTTTTACTTGATAATATTTTGGACTCATATATGCTTCTAAATTTGGAAAATTATGAATTAGAAAACTAACTGCTTGAGCTACACTATCTACTTTTACATCGAACTCTTTATGTCCGACAAATTCTGCTAGTTGTCCGTATAGTTTGACTTTACGATACATACCTATACCTCTTTCCTGTACATTTTAACAACCATTCAGAATAAGGTTCTCTACAAGATAGTCTATCGGTTAAATGATGAATAACATCTCCTTCAAAAAATAATGCTACATGATTTAAAGTTGGGTGCAAAATACTCATCAGTAATACATCTCCATCTTCTAGTTTTTCATTAGGTCTAAGTTCTCTAAAATTAGTCCTCCACGCACAGGCTTCAAACAAAGGCTTGTTATTAAATTCTTCTAATGTTGTAGGTCTATTCCAATCTCTAAGTTCAATATTTTTTTCTTCTTTATACCAATCTCTTACTAAACTCCAACAGTCTGTTATACCCCATA